ATGTTTGCCTGGAGGTGTACCTGCCAACACGGGGCACCTGTCTACTGCAACATGTCAACCTTGGGGCATGCGAACTTGATGACATTCGATCTGCGTTTTCACGTGGAATGTCCGAGTTGTGTAACCTCCACTCAAAAACAGGTGTTGGAGACAGCGGTGAATACCTCACTCCAGAGGTTGATCGCCAGGTCGGTCTCGGAATGCTTGGGCTTTCCAACTTGCTCCGTCAACAAGGGGTGAGCTACAAGGAGTTTGGTGAGGCGTTGATGCACATCGTCAACAACGAACCTCATGAACGGACTCCTGCTGCTGTGCTTGCCCATGAGCTTCACGCTGGTATCCGTGAGGCTGCAGAGATCGCTAAGGCAAACAACATGGTGCGTGCCTTTGCCATTGCTCCTACTGCCTCGTGCAGTTACCGGTACAAAGATCTCGATGGGTACACCACCACACCTGAGATCGCTCCTCCCATTGCCCGTCAAGTTGACCGTGACAGCGGTACGTTTGGCGTCCAGAGCTTTGACTACGGTCCTGTTGAGATCGCGTCTGAAGTTGGCTGGGATGATTACTTCAAAGTAGCTAACGGTATTGTCCGTCTTCTTAGTCTGACAAATCTGCTACACGGATATAGTTTTAATTCGTGGAGCGACGTTGTTACTTATGATGAACGGTTTATTGAGGAATGGCTGAACAGCCCCCAAACCTCTTTGTATTACAGCTTGCAGGTGATGGGAGATGTTCAGGATAAGTCAGACGCATACGCTGCGTTGTCTCAATCTGACATCGACGATTACCTGGACGAGTTGTTTAATGACGACCCTGCTCCTGATTGTAATTGCGGCGAATGAACCCCTATCAGAAACTATTTAATCGTAAGCGTAAGTGGACACCAGTGCAAACCACTGCTGGTCAACTTGCTGAGGGCTCGGAGGAAACCATCTTCCGGGCTCTCGCCCTTCGCCACATGGAACTTCCTGTTGGCGACTTTATTAACGATGCATTGAAGAATGAAGTTCCAGAGCTATCGAGGGACCTACTCCGATCCAACATCAAAGACGAAGAGAATCACGACTTGGCTCTCGGTTACATCGCCCAAGCTCTCGGCACTGACCCAGTTGCTGAAGCCGAAGCCATGCGACTCCGCGATGCTTGGACGGCGCATCCAGATCACACGGTCCTCAAAGCAATGGTGGCCGAGCGTGCAATTTTCTTCGTTCTATTGCCATTCTTCCGCTTTAATGGTGACGCTGGTCTCCGAACAGTAAGTGCTGACATCAGCAGAGATGAACAAGTTCATGTGGCAACGAATAGTTTGGTATGTCGTGAGCTTGGCCTCACTGTATCTCCTTCTCTTGATCGCCTCAGGAAGGCAACCATTAATTGGGTAATGCAACCACTCAAGAAGTCTGAGAACAAGTACCTGGATAAACAGTTCTGGCTTGATCAGAGTGACAGCTTGATGTATGCAGGAAAAGCAGAAGGGTTAATCGAAACACAACGTGCTCGTATGCCTGCATTCTTTGAACATGCAAACCCCAATCTCCCTCAGTATGCTTGAGACCAGTGGTCTTCAGCTACAGTCAATCTTACAAGAACTAGAGGAAAACTTTCCTTTAGTAAATCCACATCCAGATGATCCGACAAACTTAATAATGTACCGCTCTGGCCAACGTTCAGTGGTCGAGTGGATTAACCATCGTCTCACTGAAGATAACAATGGCTAACAAGAATCGTCAAAAAGCTCAACGGATGGCGTCCCGTGGTGCAACCGCCAAAGAGATCCGTCAAGCAACTGGCATTAAAGCACCTGCTGCTCGCAACATTGTGAGCCGTGCTGCTGCTGCATCTGCTCCCTCAGCTCCGGCACCATCAGCACCTAGTCCTAGTGTTCTGCAAATCAGCAGGCAGAACTCAGTCAGTCAAAACCTCCGTGCTGCACAAGACGGTGGCGTGACCAGGAATGAGCTGAAGCAAATCGCTGGCAATCCAAAGAACTACGCTTCTGTAATCAAGCGTATGGATGCCATGAATAAGAAAGGCAAAGACCTTCGTCTTAATTCAGGTGCAGCCAATGCAATTGCAAAGAAAGCTGCAAAGAAACCAACCTCTGTTGGCCTTGGTTTTGGTTTGAATCCTTTTGGTACTGGCAACATCGGACGTGCTGTAGCAGGCATGATTGGTGATCCAGGTAGTCCTGGTGCAATGGTCAAAGGTCAACGTGTTGGTGGTAGGGAAGCCACACCTGGGACTGGTCTGATGATCGGTGGCACACAGATCCGTAAAGGTGGTCGTGTTGCTGTTCGTGGGTTGGGTACTGGAAACACTCAGCAACCAACTCCAGAAGCTGATCCAACCCCCACCAATACAGATACTGGTACTGGAACTGGTAGTGACCTTCCTCCGTTTATTCCACCGGAACTTCCCCTTGAAGAAGAAGAGCAACTACCTCCCGGCCCTGGCATGATGTCTGGTGGTGGACTTGGTGCTCTTGGTGCTAACAAACTCAATCGTGCTAAATCACGTCTTCGTCAACTTGGCATTTATGGACGTGGTACTGGTCTGCTTGGTCGTGGACTTCAATACGGAAACGCACTTAACGCATAAACATGTCAGCCAAAACACGGTATGACTATTTAGCAAGTGACCGTTCCCAATTTCTAAACGTAGCAAGACAAGCTGCTGACCTTACTCTTCCTTACCTGAATCGTGGTGAAGAGGAGTGGGTCAAAGGAGCACGTCATCTACCCACCCCCTGGCAAAGCGTTGGTGCAAAAGGGGTAGTCACTCTGGCATCTAAATTGATGCTGGCTCTACTGCCTCCTCAAACCAGCTTCTTCAAGCTTCAGGTAAATGACAGTGCATTGGGTACTGAGCTTCCTCCCGAAGCCAAGTCTGAGTTAGATCTTTCCTTTGCAAAGATCGAACGAGTTATCCTTGAATCTATCGCTGCTTCTAGTGATCGTGTCGTTGTACACCAGGCACTGAAGCATCTTGTGGTGACAGGTAACGCGTTGATCTTCATGGGAGAGAAACAACTCAAGTTGTACCCCTTGAATCGCTTCGTTGTAGAAAGAGATGGTAACGGCAATGTGCTTGAAATAGTCACGAAAGAACGCATCTCAAAGAAGCTTCTGATGAAGGTTCTTCCTCAAGCTGTGCCCAATGATGTGGCAGGTACTGAGGCAGAACGTAATGATGAAGCCGACATCTACACTCACATCCGCCGAGACAACAATAGGTTTGTCTGGCATCAAGAATACGAAGACAAGATCATTCCGGGTTCAATGGGCAAAGCACCCATCGAAGCAAACCCTTGGCTTGTCCTTCGGTTTAACACTGTTGATGGTGAAGTCTATGGTCGTGGTCGAGTAGAGGAATTCATCGGAGATCTACGCTCCCTTGAAGCACTCTCTCAGGCACTCGTAGAAGGCTCTGCAGCAGCCGCCAAGGTTGTCTTCGTAGTGTCACCCTCAAGCACCACCAAACCGGCCACGCTGGCCCAGGCAGGCAACGGTGCAATCGTTCAAGGAAGACCGGATGACATTGGTGTTATCCAGGTTGGTAAGACTGCTGACTTCCGAACTGCATTTGAAATGATGCAGCAGTTGGAACGTCGGTTGTCTGAAGCATTCCTCATCCTTTCTGTACGTCAGTCTGAACGGACTACTGCAGAAGAAGTACGGATGACTCAAATGGAACTGGAACAACAACTCGGTGGACTCTTCAGTCTGCTGACTACTGAGTTCCTTGTTCCGTATCTAAACCGTAAGCTCAATGTGTTCCAAAAGACTGGACAAATTCCACGTCTACCAAAGGACATTGTTAAGCCTACTATTGTTGCTGGTGTTAATGCATTGGGTCGAGGACAAGATCGAGAAAGTCTTGGTTCATTCCTTCAGACCATTGCACAAACGATGGGGCCTGAAGCTCTTGCAAAATACATCAACAGTGATGAGGTGATCAAACGTCTGGCTGCTGCTCAAGGCATCGATGTTCTGAACCTAGTCAAGAGTGTTGATGAGATGAAGCAAGAACAGATGGAGAATATGAGTATGCAGAAGGACATGATGCTTACTCAACAGATTGGTCAGTTGGCTAAGACACCACTGATGGATCCAAGTAAAAACCCACAAGCAATGGAGATGATCAATGGACAAGGCAGTCCCGTCCCGCCCGCAGCGGCAGAAGAACAAGCCGGTGCCCCAGCCCCTCTCGGCTGAAGACAAACAACTCTTTGATGAGTCCGGCAACAAATACGCACCACGTACCAAGATCGGCAAACCGACTATCGGTGTTCCCAATCGTGTTGAACGAGTTGGTCTTGGCAATTTAAAAGTAATTACTACTAATGGCTACACTGACGTACGATCCGACTGAAGCTCAAGACGGTGAATTCTCTGCAGAAGAACTTGACTCACTTCAAGTGGGTGAAGCTCTTGAAGAACAACAGCAACAACTACTTGCTGGTAAGTTCAAAGATGCTGAGGATCTAGAACAAGCTTATATTGAGCTGCAACGAAAGCTTGGTAATCGCGAAGCTGACACTGCTGACGAAGAACCTCAACAAGAAGAAGAGGTTCAAGACGAAGAAGTTGATGTTGACTTCCTTGAACGTCTATGGCAAGAAGCACAGGATGAGTATTCACAAGAGACCCTTGAGGCTCTGCAGAATATGGATCCTACTGACCTTGCTCAGATGTACCTGGAGTATCGCTCACAGGTTGAGGAAGGCGGTCAAACTGAAGTGATCTCTGCTGACGATGTAGAGACACTTCAAGGCATCGTTGGTGGTGAACAGCAGTATGGTCAGATGATGGCCTGGGCACAGGAGTCGTTGTCTGAGCAAGAGATCAACATGTACGACGCAGTAATGGAAAGGGGTGATCCTCTTGCCTGTTACTTCGCTGTAAATGCTCTTGCCTTTAGGTTCCAAGAAGCTCAAGGTTATGACGGCCAGATGCTGACTGGTAAGGCACCAGGTGCTCAGCAACAAGGTTTCCGTAGTCAAGCTGAACTCGTGCGTGCCATGAGTGATCCTCGCTACGACTCTGATCCTGCATACCGTGCAGACGTAGCCGCGAAGCTTGAGATGTCTGATCTCAACTTCTAAGTAATTAAAGAAGAGTAAGCAATATAAAAGTCCTTTGCAATGAACTCATGCTTACTCTGACACTCACTCTCGCTTCTCTTGCATCGTGGTATGGCTATCCGTATCACGGGAATCGCACCGCTTCTGGTGAAATATTTAACATGCATTCAATGACTGCAGCACATCGTACTCTTCCATTTGGAACTAAAGTGCGTGTCTGCAATACCTCAAACAAACGCTGCGTTAATGTCCGTATCAATGACCGTGGACCTTTTGTTCATGGTCGTGATATTGATCTTAGTCGTGCTGCTGCTGAGGCAATTGGATTGAGAAGTGCGGGTGTTGGTCAAGTCACCATTCAACGAATTAACTGACATGGCTAAAGCAAATCCCTTTGATCCGAAGAACTCTTCGGTGACTGTGCAGTACGTAACTCCTACTGCTGATAGCCGGGCATTCATTAGTGC